GCATAAAAGAAAATACTTACCACATCAAAGGTTTAGATAGAAAAGAAAATTTTGCTCATTACAGCAATCTTGATGAACATAAGGACAATTTTGTTTTTGACAGTATTGCTGATTTAGATTTAAGGGTTGCTAGTGATCTAAGAAATCCCGATAGGGTTGCTGAGATACAAAACTTTATAGGTGGAGATAATTTATTAAACGTAGCAAGAATACAGTCTGACTACGCAGAAGAAGTTGCTAGATTACAACAGATATATGTAAGTGAAAAATTACAATATATTAAAGGAACTGATGTTTTTGATGATTTAAGACAAAAGTTTAGACTACAGGATTTTGATGTAAGTGGTGTGGAAAACACTATGTTAGATGTTGTTAGGCAGTTTAAAGATTTAAAAACAGGCAAAGAATTAAAAGCAAAGTTTTTAAAAGAAATTGTAGACCCAAAATCTCAAGTCTATAAAAGATTAAAATCAGCAAGAGGAGATGATAGTGCAAAAGAATTTTCAGAAAATATATTAAAGCAAAAAAGATTATTTAAAGAAGAAGATTTTGAAAAATTATTACTTGTAGTTGAGGAAGCTAATTTAAGATACCCAGTAACACCTTACGTAGATCCTAAACAAATAGCAGGTTTAAAGAAAAGTTTAAATGAATACAACCAAAACGTACCTAAAATTAATGAGTTAGCTCGAAATAAATTTAAACTACAAAATGAATTAAAAGAATCTGGATTAACACCCGACTCCCCTTCTTACTTACAAGGTGCTAATGAATTAGCAGAGATAGATAAACAAATAATGGATCTTGCACCTTCTGAAGTATTTAATAACTTTGATGGATACACTTTAAGCAAAGCAGATTTAGAACAAGCTACAGGTAAACCGTTTACTGAATCACTTGATAAAACTTTAGATGAAATATTTTACGACCTAGAACGCCTACAAAGCGGAGATGCAGGACCCATAAGACAAACGTATGGACCAGGAACACCTGAAGAAAGAGCTTTAAATTATTTTAATAAATTAGTAAACAGTAACGAACCAACCTTTGATCTTGCTAATGGTCTTGGCATACTTAAAAGAGCTACTAAAATTAATCCTGACTTACTCAAAGGATACGCAATAGATCCTTATGCTAAAGGTGCTAGAACTAATGCTACAAAGTTGCCAATAAGATCTAACTTTTTAAGAGCAGTTACAGAAGGAAAAGATGGCATGTATCTTGATTCAGCTGCCAAAAGACTAGGTAAAGAAGGGGGATCTGAAGAAGAAATATTAAAATTTACTTACAGAGAAGCTGAAGATGAAATAGCTAAGATTATTAAAGAGCTTGGAGAGGATCCAAAAAAATACGTGAAGCAATTTTGGCGCGAATCTTCTGGTATTGATGAACTTGAAGGCACTTACGTTAAGATTGACGATCAAATAAGAGAGTTAGTGAAAAACAAAGGCGTAGACGCATTTAAGTATGGTGGTCCTGTCACAGTTACTGATCCTGAAGTTTCATCTGAACCATATGAATCTTTAGTACAACTTATAGAACAACTATCTGAACACAACATAAAGGTTGTTGATTTTGATGAAGACGAAGATTCCATAAAGAACCGTCTATTTGCATTAGCTGGAGAAACTCCTAGTGGACACATAAATCCTAGCAGTTGGTTGAATCCTTCAGGGGAATTAACCATTTATGTACCTAAAGCAGTAAAAAGGTCACCAGAACTTTACAAAAGATTCTTAATTGAAGAGGTTAAACACGTAGACCAGATAAGAGAAGCACCATTTAAAACTGGCGTTATGTCTCTTTTGGGAATAGGAAAACAAAGACTTAGCGAAGTTCCTGGTAATCTGCTCAATAAATTACCTGACTTTCATACTTATGAAGATGAACTGAAATATTTCGAAGACTCTTTTGATCCTGACTGGGAAACAAAACGTGGACCTCACCCTAGCTGGAAGGAAAGAAGTGGTATAGCTCAATTATTTAGAGATATACGTTATAACAGCTACAAAGACCCTCATTCAGTAGAGGGCATACACAGAAATAGAGAAAGATACCTTCCAGTTTTGGAAAAGTATGGTGTAGACAAATTTTTAGGTCCCAATACATACTCAAAGGGGGGTCCTTCAATATCTAGAAAAGAGCAAAAGAAATTAGCTACGGCTAAAAAAGATGAAATTAAACAACAGTTCGATAATGCTGTAAAAAAAGAATTTTTTAAAGATTATATAGAAGATACAAATTTTGAAAATTTATATGATTCTTACAAAAAAACTGAAGATTTTGATATTAAATTAAAAGATGCTATTGGAGATAGCTTTTTAAATTTGAATTTACCGTTTGCAAATAACTTAAAAGAAATTATAAAGTCTGAAAATCCAAAAGATACGGCTGAGAATTTATTTAAAAATTACAGTACTTCAAAAATTGATGACGCTTTACAAAATTTAAACTTACCATTAGATGTAAGGAAAACAAAAAAAGGTACCAAATTTGGTAAGGATATTTATTCAGAAGATCAATTTAATATTGATTTTTCTGGCTACAAACCTGATAGTGAAGATTTTAAAGGTAATATTAAATTTCAATACGCTAACAGATCTCCATATGGAAATGTAGATATACAAAGTATGCTTAATGAATTGGGTGATGTTAATACGTTTGCAGATTATAGGTATGAAGATGGCCCTTTGGAATTTAGAGCAACAAAACAACCAGGTAAAGATTTGTATGGGAATCTTAGTTATACTTTAAACGATATAAATATTGGCAGTAATCAAAGATTGGCGGCTAAAGCGATTGTAGATAATTTAAGAAATGCTGCATTAAAATTAAATTATAGTTATCAAAATCCTGTTTCAGGTGGATATTTAAGTGGTGGATTAAATTTATCTAACCAACGTAGTCCTGAATTAAATTTAGAGTTTGGTAGAGAATTTTGAATTTAGCTCATCTTTCTGATCAAGAGATCAAAGAAACCTTAGTTTTAAAAGAACGTCTAGAGTTACTTAAAAAACAAAATGGTTGCCAAGAAACATTTTTAGAATTTATTGATCATATGTGGCCAGAGTTTATTTGTGGTCGTCATCATAAAATATTTGCACAAAAATTAGAGGACGTTGCTAACGGTAAGTGCAATAGGCTTATTATCAATATGCCACCAAGACATACAAAGTCTGAGTTCTGTTCTACTTACTTTCCTGCTTGGATTATGGGTAAACAACCAAAGCGTAAGATTATGCAAACAACGCATACGGGAGAACTGGCTGTACGATTTGGTCGTAAAGTTCGTAACATGATGGATACGGATGAATACAGACAAATATTTCCAAAAGTTAATTTACAAGCAGACTCTAAATCAGCAGGTCGTTGGGAAACTGATAAAGGTGGCGAATACTTTGCCGCAGGTGTAGGAGGAGCCATTACGGGTCGTGGTGCGGATTTATTAATTATTGATGATCCTCATTCCGAGCAAGACGCTCTTAGCCCTACCGCTATGGAAGCGTGTTGGGAATGGTACACATCTGGACCTAGACAGCGTTTGCAACCAGGTGGAGCTATTATATTGGTAATGACTCGTTGGAGTTCTATAGATTTAACCGCAAAGTTATTAGATTCTCAACAAGAGGTATCGGCTGACCAATGGGAAATAGTAGAGTTTCCAGCTATATTTCCTGAAACCAATAATGCTTTATGGCCTGAATTTTGGTCTATGGATGAATTGATAAAGGTTAAAGCATCTTTGCCAGTACAGAAATGGAATGCACAATGGATGCAGACTCCTACTTCTGAAGAAGGTTCTATTGTTAAAAGAGAATGGTGGAACGCTTGGGAAAGCGAAGTTTTACCGCCAGTTAGTTATATCATTCAAAGTTATGATACTGCGTTTAGTAAAAAAGAAAACGCAGACTATTCTGCTATTTCAACGTGGGGCGTATTTAAACCTACGCCTGATTCTCCTGATTGCATAATTTTACTAGATGCACAAAAGGATCGTTGGGATTTTCCAGAATTAAAAAAGGTAGCATACCAAGAATATCAATATTGGGAGCCTGATATGGTTTTAATTGAAGCTAAAGCATCAGGAACGCCGTTGACACACGAACTAAGAAGATTAGGGATACCGGTAGTTAACTACTCTCCAACAAGAGGGCATGATAAGTCTACTAGGATGCATTCGGTTGCACCTATCTTTGAATCTGGTTTAGTGTATGCACCTGAAAAGAAATTTGCAGAAGAAATGATAGAAGAGTGTGCGTCATTTCCTTTTGGAAAAAATGATGACCTATGTGATACTATGACACAAGCGTTGATGCGTTTTAGAGAGGGTGGTTTAGTTTCTCTTGATGATGATTATACAGATAAAGAAAAAGCACCAGTAAGAAGGATATACTACTAGGATTATGGCAATAGAAAAAAATACAAAACCAACGGTATTAAATGAACAAAATCAAGTACCGCTAGGTCAAGAAGACATGCAAATTGCTATAGAAGCAATTAAAGACAGAGGGACTGAAGGTTTTGAAATGCAAGAAGATGGTAGTGCTATTCTTGGAGCATCAATTACCGAAGAGGTAGATACTGATTTTGATAGTAATTTAGCTGAAGTTTTAGATCCTCAAGAATTAAGAAATATTGCAAACGAATTAATTGCAGGAATAGAAAAAGACAAAGCCTCTAGGGAAGACTGGGAAAAAACATACAAAGACGGTTTAGAGTACCTTGGGATGCGGTTTGATGCTGAAAGATCTGAACCTTTTGCGGGCGCAAGTGGAGTTATTCATCCTTTGTTAGGTGAAGCCGTGACAACTTTTCAAGCGCAGGCTTATAAAGAACTATTGCCGTCTGGTGGTCCAGTCAAAACTCAAGTTATAGGTTCCTATGATTCTTTGATAGAAGAACAAGCGCAAAGAGTTAAAGAATTTATGAATTATCAAATTACACATGTAATGGAAGAGTTTGATGAAGAATTAGACCAAATGCTTTTTTATCTACCTTTAGCAGGATCGTCTTTTAAGAAAGTTTATTATGATGAAAGTTTAGGGAGGGCCGTATCAAAGTTTATTGCACCTGAAGATCTAATAGTTCCTTATTACACAACTGATTTAGAGACTTGTCCTAGAATTACAAACGTTATTAAGATTTCTGAAAATGAAGTTAGAAAACTACAATCTATGGGATTTTATAAGAAGATAGATATAAGTGGTAATGATAGTGGTGATGAAATCAGC